CTCAAACGTGACATAGCGCTTGACCGGATCCTTGCCGAAAATCTCCAGGTCGCTGCCTTCCAGAAAGAGCAGCTCGGTTGCCGCCGGTACGGCGATTGACACGTTTTCACGTTCGTTAATCGGCTGGTTGTCGATGTCGTGCAGCGTCCAGCTCATCGTGTCCGGTGTCGTGCTATTACCCTGCTCGTCCTCCCACTCGACCCTGACCTCAAAACTCGACAACTCGATTGCTGGCTCAAGGATGCTGATGGGCATTTTTCTTCTCCTTATCCAATAATCCATGCTTCGCCGGTTTTATGAACGGCTTTGATACCCTTTCGTCCTTGATGTCTCTGACCTCAAAGAACTTTTTCTTCCAGGGCTTGGTCACATCTGTCGCCATCATGCCCCCTCGTTGTATGAAGATCGCAGCCCGACATCGATCAGCGTAAAGCCGATGCTCTTCTCGCCATTGCGGAACCGCAGCGTCAGCTGCTGTCCGTAAAGCGCACAGGGCACGATATGGCGGCACGTCTTTGTGCCATCCCGTGAGATCATGCTCAAGGGAATGTCTCCCCTCTGCACGCCGTTCTCATAAAGGACAAGGCTCAGGGTGCCGCCGGTGGAGGCCTCGACCCTCAGGATGACATCGTTTATTTCGACAAGCTGCCCTTTGTATCCCAGCTCCATATCGAGATATCCATCGATGCCCCTATCCACATCGTTGGTGCCGTAGTTGCTCTGATAGACGGTGCCGTCATCAATGCCGCCGACAACCTGGACGACAGCCGCCTGACCGGAATCGCCAGAGACCTCGGTCATGCAGGACAGCTCCTGGTAGGGCGTGTCAAAAGACCACGTCCTGGTCGTTAAGTCGTAGACCGGAAACACGTTGCACTCGGTGGCCGTGGCCCCACTGACCAGCCCGATCCGAAGCACCCCATAGGCGCTGTCGTACTTAAGCCAGTGCTTGTCCTCATAGCCCCTTCTGATGCACTCCTGCTTGCTGCTGTCGAAATAGTTCTGGATATCGTCACTGACCACCTGGACGGTTCTGCCATCGGTGGCGCACACGCCGTATCGAGACAGCCAGAACGCCACAGTTTTAACGGCCTCATCCGTTCGTGTTGCAACCGTGACGCCGTCGATGACGTCCATGCACTTGCTATTGAATGCACCGATCTGACTGCTCAAGACCAGCTTGCCGAAGGTCTCCGGCGAATAGCCCTCAAAGAGGGTCACGCATCCTCCCTCAACCCCTCGTTCTTCCTGCCACACTAACAATTCATTGTGGAACTTGCGGATTCCCACAACCCTGTTGGCCCTGCCGTCACCGGCCTTCAGGATCCCGAAGTCGAGCCCGTTCAGGCACATCGGCCGGTTGGTCGCACTGACATAGATGTAGGCTCCCCAAAGGTCGAAGCTGTAGACGGCCCGATCCTTCCAGGCAGCACAGCATCGCCCATTGCCGAACTCGGTGACATCCATGTAGGGCATGTATTGAATGGCTGGCTCGAAATCAATCGACAGGTCGTTTGCGAAAATTACTTCATACCAATAGGCATGGTATTGGCTGGAAAACATCTGCCTGGGCATGACATCGGACTGCCTGGGGAAAGTCCACCAGCCGGTGTGGGTCAGCCCTTCGGTGCCGTCGTCAACCGTGCCGACGCTTTGCCAGTTGTGACCATCCCAATATTTCAAGGAAGTCATACTGATACCGCTTGCACAGGGCGTTACCCCGACATCCCAATAGAGGCCTTCGATGGGGTCAGTGCATGCGATATAGATCTTGCGGCCAGCAGTAAAGGTGGCAAGGTCGACAGCCTCTGCCCCGAAAGTGCTGTAGTTGCTGTCACCTTGCTCGACCTGGACTTCAACGCCGTACTGCGGTGTACCATTCCATACGTTGCGGATGTCCTGAAAAGGTGCCTTGAACTTGATGGCCGTGACCTCGACCTCGGCATCCAGGGCGGCACTAACCCTGAGTTGATACCAAAAGCTGTTCTTCCCATACTGATACTTGTCCAGCTCGTCGGTCGGCAGCGTCCAGGTCATCGAGCCGCTCTGCCCCAGGGTGGCGCTACCGGAAGCGGTGCCGTCCGACAAGCCCGACACTGACGTCCAAGCACCGTTCCAGTAGCGAACATCTATTGTGGCCGCATTCCCATTCGGGTTGCTAATTGTCCAATCGAGGCTGTTAACTGGCACAGGCGTACCCACAAACAGACAACCGAAAGCAGCATAATTAGGCAAAGAGTCCAGCACAGCAGCCGTCGTCGTTCGTCCATCGGAAACCTGGACAGAAAAGTTCTGCCCTTCTGTAGGAACATTGTCAGGAGCCGCCGATCCCTTGAAGACAATAAAATCCTCAACATAGGAGTCCTCCCCAGCGTAGATCTGATGCTGATCCACACCGTTTGAGTACAGCATTAAATCGAGGATCGTCGCAAAGCTGGCCGGTATTTGACCACTGCTGCCATCGTGGGCCTCCGTTCCAAACGCACCGGTGGTCACCGTCGGAGGTAAGTTTGTGGCCACCAGGAGATCCCCATCGCTCATTTGAGCAAAGAATCGGTTAAAGCTCACCCTGGTTTTTGAGAATTCATACAAGTTCTCGACCCTGTTGGTTGAGTCGGCAACAGAGTGGAGCTTGCGCTGACCAGGGCGCTTCTTGATGCCTGGGTGTGTGTTCCTTACGTTCTGCGCCCAGCTGTACCCTCCAAAGGGCACCAGCCCAGGCTCGATAGCCGTGACGGCACCCCCCTGGAAAGGAGTGCCCTCCATCGTTGTCAGGTCTTTAAGCGCCATCGGTTACTCCGCAACGATGCCCCACTGTCGGGCAGGGGGCATATTGTCAGTAAAGATCTCCTCGAAATCGACGTCTTCTTCGTAGTCGCTGTAGGCCTCAAAGGCGGTGACCAGAAGATCGTTGTAAAGCTCAAAGTCGGCCTTGGTCGGTTTCGATTTTATCACAGGGCTGGTGGAGCGAATATTCAGGATGGCCTTTGCGGAAATCAGGATGTGCAGCGGCTCCGGCAGCTCCGGCACCAATCCATAGAAGTCGCCCTTGTTGTGGGTGCCGCCGGTCACAACGGTGGCAAGGCCGGTGGCGGCAACGAAATCAGAGATCGTGTCAACCTTGTTCAGATTGATGTTCTCGATCTTCATCCCGTTGTAATAGTCATCGATCCTGGCGATCTTGGCGGTGTCCAGGGCGAGGTCGTTGACGGCGTTGTCTGCAAGAAAGCGGCTGGTGTGGATCTGCCTGGGGCGGCTGCGATACCACAGCTCATAGGTGTCGGTGACGCCGCTCTTCTCCAAGATAAGCGTGTTGCCCATCCGGTAGTAAAGACGGTCGGATCCACCGCTGCGGCTCAACCTGTCGACATTTATCCGCTCGACCTTGAGCTTGCGTTCGTTCTTAAAGATGATGACCTGGGCGAAGTCGGCCGGTAGCGTGAAGACGCTGTCGACGCCGGTGAGGTCGGCCTTCTTGAGGAATTCTCCAGGGATTCGGTCGAGAGCCAGGGCGTAGATCAGCATCTGCGCCCTGTTGATCTCGTTCATCAGATACTCATTGCGGTGAGTACCTGGAAGCATGCCGGAAACAAGGGCATCGGAGTATTCCCCGATGCCGTATCGGACTTCCTCCAGCAGCCTGTAGGCATTGGCGTAGGTCGGCATTATACCTCCCGACGCACCAGCTCAGAGGCTCAGATCAATACAGGCGGCTCCGAAGGGAACGGTCGGTTGTAGAAGTTCGACCACTTCTTCCGCATGTCTTCCTGAATCTCCGGCGGTGCTGTTTCATATTTATCCCAATTGTTGGCGATCCAGGTCTCATAGTGGTCTTTTTTCTGTGGCAAGTATCCGATTTCCTTCTTAAGCTCGATCAGCTCGACGTCACGTTCCTCCTGCGCCGGTGCCGGAGCTTCCGCTCGGCCGTCACCGTTGCCCTTGATCAATGCCATCAGCTGGTTGAGCTGATCCTGCATGCCGGTCATCTGATTCTGCATGGCAGCAAGATCCCGATCCTTAGCGGCAATGAGCCGATCCTTTGCGGTGACCTCTTCTCGCAGCGTGGCCATCCGCTCAGCCTGATCGTCTTGGAACTTGTAGGGCTCCAACAGCCCGATCCCAAGCTCCTCGGCGTAGAGCTTTATCTCTTTGGTCGGCTCGACATAGGGCAGCTTCTGGTTGCTTCTGGCCTCATTCATCTGATTGTAGCGCACGACCTGTTTCTTCTTGAATTCCAGGTTGCGCCTTCGGCCACCCTCTGCTTTGCGTCGCTCGACCTCGCCCTCATCGCCATACTCCAGGGGGATTAAACCCCTCGGCCCCAGCTCATTGAGCAGGAACTTTCCTCGCTGGTCATCGACCTTGACCTTTTGCCCTGGCTCGATCACCGTGACAGTTCCAATGTACAGGCCTTCAAATCGTTCGTTCGTCGGATTCATCAGTACAATTGCCATGTTTTCCTCCTTACTCCATTCGGTCAAACAGCTGCTTGAGCCGACTGAAATCGTCTATCGACCACGTTATATGCTTTGCCTCTCGGTTTCAGGCTGATGCGCCGGAAAGCGCTGTTATGCTTGCCGGATCCCATAGCTCTGCCAAAGGCGTTCATGAGCTGAATCTTATCGTCCTTTGTCCGGTTGCGAAATTCATCCCTGGAGGTCTTGCGCTGCTTGTTGCGGTATTCCTCCATGTACTTTGTGACCATCGCCAGCCGGTCTTGGATTCTCAGGTTTTCCATATCCCAGCGCTGCAGAAATTCGATGTCGCTTTGCCTGGGATGCCGGAATTCTTTCTCCGGCGTTTCGATGACAGTCAGGTACAGAGGATCCCCGTAGCCCCGATCATAGGTGATGCAGAAGCGTTCCAGGTCGTATAAATACTCACAGCCCAGGCGCTTATCTAAAGATTTCAGACTCCTCATAAATGATCTGTCGGCACGGTACATCCGGCGTTCCTCCTATTTCCCTGTAAAGATATCCCCGTGGGTTGTCGGCCGTGTTGAGGCGGCAGTTAACCCTGATCGTTTGTTTGTGTTCGGGAAACCCGAAAAAGTCGAAGATCCTCTTCTGGCCCTCGATGGTGTTCAGTGCATCCTCCCAATCGATGATCATCACGTTATCGGGCAGCTTCTGCCGCCAGATCTCGCAGCGCTCGTAGTATTCATCCCAATAGGCACCGATGGCCTCGGCCTTCGGCAGATCGTATTGGGGGAAAGAGCGCCGGAACTGCTCTGGAGAGGCGTTCGATGAGTTCAGCACCGGCCACTGATCATCCCAATGGTCGCTTTCCTCTTGCGTCCAGTAATTCTCAAGGGGCCAGTGCTTTAGAAAGGACTCGATGACCTCCTGCCTGGGGCGCTTGAGAGCAACGAATTTAACGTCCTTGAGCATCCTGAAGGCCAGATTGATGTAGCAGACCCAGGCATACGAACTGATGCAGAAATACTCCTGGTTCGCCCACTCCTCGATGAGGTGCTTAAGCGTCCAGTAGTACCAGGAACAGGCATCCCCAGGTGGATCCCACGGCAGCGGAAACCCCTCATGGCGTGCATGGACGTAGGAGCCCTGGGCCTGGAGGATGCGGTAAAAGCTCCAGGTGCCGCAGCGGCCGGTGCCCAATATGATCCTGAATTTCGGGATCATTCGATATTCGCCAGCACAAAGTCTTTGATGGTGTCGACAGAAAGAAAGAAGCGCTTCGCCGTGGCATCCTTGTCGTATGTCGTAACGACCAGCCCCTTGTTGCCGTTCCTTATGTCCACTGTCTTCATGCCGTCATCGCTGTAGTAGATCTTGTCAACGACGCCTTCCAGGTCGCCCATAACGACGCCCCGAAGGACGCTCTTTTTTGTGTCCTTTTTCTTGGTGGCCATCTGTCCTCCTTTGTTTAGGGCGTTGCAACTGCAATAGGGATCATTGCAATTGCAACGCTGTCAGGTGTGAATTAATACAGGCTGCGTCCATCCAGGGAGACGTCGGTCTTATCTCTCATCTGAGATTCTCCGGTCGCCTTGATGGTGTAGGCCAGCTCAAGGCCCATGTAGGAGATTTCATTTGCACCGGCAGATCCAAGGCCATTGCACTCAACGGCGATGTTGGCGAAGATGTCGGTGGCTGCAAAGATGCCGCCGCTGGTCTTCTGCCAGCTCGTTTTCTCAAGAGCGTTGGCCGTCGCTGCAACTGCCAGCGCCGGAAAGGTAAGGGTGCCATCGGCCGAAGTCGTGGCCACGGTCAGTGCCTGTTGGTTGCCCAGGCCTTTAAGAGACACCACCCAATCAGGGTTGTCGGTGTCGGTGGTGGCGTGAAAAAACCAGATGCGTGCCGCCAGGGGCATATCCCTGTCCATATCCCACGGCAGCTTCCAGAGGTGAAAGATCTCGTCACCGGCAGCACCGATGGCGACACCGGCCAGCTGCGCTGCAGCCAGGATCTCCTGAAAAACAGCTGCGCCAGCGCCCAAAGAGGTCAGGGTTCCAGTGCTTTCCAGAAAGCCAGCGTGCAGAATGGCCGGAATGAAATCACGCTTTACGTTCCAAGCAATTCCTTGGTCTTTAATCATGGTAGGTCTCCTCGATACATAGTTAGCCCCTGCTTATGCAGGATACTGGAGAAAGCCGGAGGGCTATCGAACACCCTCCGGCTGTTGAAAGGAGGTAAGAATGACGTATGACAAAACGGTCGATGGATTCCGTTAAGTCCGATTAATACAGGCTGGGCTCGACAAGATCCTTGAGCAGAACCAAGGAGTTGCGGTCTTCGGTTCCCAGGTTGGTATACAACCTCAAGAACTGATCCCATTCGTCGTATCCGGCCCGTTGGTGGATCGTTTGATCCAGGTTGCCCCATCCCAGCGGTTCCATCTCATACTTCATGATGGCTCCATCGGGGTGGAAGAACATCTTCCCAGGAGTGGCCATCGGGTCGATAGTCATGCTGATAGAGCCGTCACCGGCCGCAAACATGAGCGTTTCGTACCCACCTTTAAATTCGCCAGGAGTAAAGCGAACGTCAGGGCTGAGAAGGTTGAAATACTTCCGGCGTTGACCCAGGCCCATACGAATGATCCCAGGTTTCTTACCGGCCCGAACACGCATCACGTCAACCGCCTGGAGCATGAGATCCAGGGAAAGTTCACGGGCGACGCCACTGTTGCCCAGGATGCCAGCTTGCCACCTGGGGTAGGAGGCCACGGTGATGTTTTCAAACGAAGCCAGCAGCGTGCCGTTGTCGAAGATGCCGTCCATTCCGGTCAGCTCAACGGGGGTATCGGTCGTCGCAAAAACAGCATCACGGGCACCGTAGCGAACAATCTGGCTGGCCGCAGGGATGGTGCCGGTTCCGACCGTATAGGATCGAGCGGCGACAAGCGGATGGAGCGTCTGGAAATCGCTGGTCAGCGCTTCAAAGGTGATGGTCTTGGTAACCGGATCGATAGAGCTGATCCGCTGAGCGACGACGTTCTGGTCTACGGCACCGCCACTCGCATAGAAATCCACAATCATCCCCTCGATGGCCCGTGTGATGCCCAGGTCGTTATCGCAAACGACATCCCAGGCAGAGCCGGTGGCCGGTGTAGCAACAGCAGAGCTGTAGGCCAGGAGGCCGAATCCATCACCCCAGGATTGCCGGTTGCAGTCATTGACAACGGCGGTGTAGATGTCATCGACAGCATCTGCCAGACCATCGACAAACGCAGCCACGTCACCTTTCGCCGCAGAGATCATGGGGCCGGTCAGGCGCAAACTGCCGTAGATGTATCGAGGCAGTACCTTCGCCTTGTCATACTTTCCGGCTAAGGGCTCCGGTAAAGGCGCAGATTCAGCCCGTGCGCCGACGCCCTGGGCCCGTGCATAACGGATCCCGAACTCATAGCCCAAACCCTTGGGTGAGCGGTCGGATTTGGGGAATTGATTGTAAGTGATTTGTTCATCGCTAAATTGGTTCCGAATCCCTGCACCGTAGACGGTCTTCAAAGTATCTGTGATAGCAGTAAGGTCGTGATATTCAGACATTGGTGAATCCTCCGGTCAGCGTGCTACCGGCGATGCAACGCATCGAACAATTGTTTTTTCGCTGCAACCCTGGCGTCACGCATATTGTTGATTTTGGTTTCTCCTCCATCGGATCCAGGTTCAGCACCCCTGTCCATCTTGGGCGTAGGGGGAAGGTCACTCTCGCTCCGGCCTCCGGCCTCTCTACTGCCGTTCTTCTTGTAGTCCTCGATGATTTGCTTTCTTAAGGCATCGAAGTCTTTGGCAGCGGCGGTGATGAGCTTCTTTATCCCTGCACTGTCGGACAGCTCGATATCGTGAATGGGGTTGTTGACCCCCAGGTACTTTTTCAACCATTTGCTCTCAGCCTTGTTCAGCCCCTCAAGGCCGTCCACAGACTTACCGACATATTGGTTGAAAGAGCTGATCAGCTTTGCATCTTCGGCGGCTTGCTGTTTTTGCAGCTCCTCCTGCCGACGCACCTCTTGCTGCTTTGCAAGCTGACCTTCAAGGCGCTGAATTGTCTCCTCTGGCGTTTCGGTTTCTCGACGTTTGGCCTCTTCGGCCCTGGCCATTTCGGTCTGGATCTTCTTCAGCTCGTTGCGATTCTGCAGCAGCTCCTCGACATCATTGGCACCGATCTTCTCTTTCAAGGAGGTCATGCCGCTGATGAAATCATCGAGGGCGTCAGCGCTATCCAGGCCGTATTTTTCCAGTATTCCTTCGATCTGTGCCGGAGTCTTTCCAGATTCTCCTGCTGGTTTGGCGTCTGCTGTGGCTTCCTTCTTGTCACCGGCAGGGGTTTTGTCGCCTTCTGCCGCTACAGTCTTGCCTTTGTCAGTGACGTCTTCGGTTGTCTTGTCGACTACTGCATCTCCCATCGGAACCTCCTTTGTAGTGTCCTGCAATCATGGGATCTCCATCATTGCAGAACCCAAAATGCAAAAAGGGGAATCCGTCAGGGTGACGTCACGGATTCCCCTTATTTGCAGTGGTACTGGCAGTCAGCGGCCAACTGAGCCAGTAAGATTGTTAAGCCGCCTTATTCCTTGGCATCCTTCCAATATCTGTGGACAAGGCGGTATTCCCGTTGTGGCATTTCCTTGCCTGGGAATTGCTTCGGGTCTGTATAAACTTTCTTTGTCGGTCTGTAGAGCCCGATGATCACCCCCAGGAGATTCTCTGCGCTGACCAATGGGATCCGGCCTCTCCAGAACTCCGGCCTCGTTTTAAGGATCACACTGAGCAGCTGATCTCTCTGTTCATGGGTGTAGAGAAAGTTTTTCAGACGGTTAATTTGAATCTTCATCCAGTTTACTCGCTATGCGGCGTCGGGCTTCACGTCTTATCGCCGCCTCAAAGGCCTCAAGCCTCAAGGTCATATTGTTGCAGGGCCGGTCAGGCATCCCGAATAAACATCCAGGGCTGACCCCCATCCCCCTTTTATAATTGCGGCACTCAGGCTGCTGATACATATTGCAAACGACGCTGGCATTAAAGCGGATCTCTCTCATTAGTATCCTGCCGGTGCATTGGAATAGCCCTCCGGCGCTGAGGGCTCAGTGGGCATTCCGTCTTGTGGCATTTCAGGTACTTGTGGCGGCTGATTCGCCGCAGACATCTGCGCCTGGGCTGCGGCCATCTTCTGCTGCTCTTCAAGCATCTGCAGCTCGGACATCGCCTTATGCTCGTTTGTGTGAGCGACCAGCACCGCCTTCGCATCGTCGCCCAGGTTGCGGAATTCGGGCGACAGCAGGAACTTGCGGTGAATCTGATAGTGGACGTTGTGGTCATCGAACTGGAACAGCTCATCGTCACTGAGCATGATCGGCTCCATGATCCCTGGATCGGTTTGCGCCATGATCTGCAACTCGTCGTCGGCAAGGCCCAGGGCCATCGGGTTCTGCATCGAGAGCCACAGCCCCTCGATATAGGGCACCTCTTCTATGCCGATGGGCGTCTGGATCTTCTTATACTTGAAGCCGTCCTCTCTGGTGTTGGCGACCATGGTGTTTTCCATCGTCGCTCGATCCACATCGACTGAGGTCTTGTCTTTGAAGCCGGATAGGCCCAGGCGCTTTAGCAGCTCATCCCTGTATTCGGGATCCAGATCGCTCTGGCTGGAGAAAAGCCCTGCCTTCGTCAATTCCAACATCATCTGCGTCTGGCCCACCCTGGTGGAGGCAAGGCCGGAGGCCAGCTCCAGGCGCACGTCGGTGTTGCCTCTCAGGTCGGCAGACTTAAAGGCCCGAACCTCCACACCGTGGCCTCGGCCGGAGACCTTGATCATCCTCTCGGTCGTGTAAACCTCTCCGGCCAACAGCAGCCGTTTGCGGTAGGTGCGCTTGTGGGATCGGTAAAAGCGAGTGATGTCGGGGAAGTGGCCCATCTCGGCCGCATCCCTCAAGATATCGACCATGATGCCGGAGGCGCTGCCTGTGGGCGCATTGCCACGCAGCACGTTCTTTGGGTCGCCAGCCACATCTTGGATGGTTGCCCGATGGATCGCCCGTTCCTCCAGCACCTGGGCCGGATACGGGGTGCCCTGCTCGATGGTCGGCTTCTGCCCACCGGCGGTGAGGGGATCATAGCGGATCGCCAGGAGGTGCTGCCCCCAGCTTGTGGCCCTTTTGATCCTGGCCTTGCTCGGCAGCATGACGATAGGTCGGGCCAAGCCCTGGCGGTTCATCTTCAGGTCTCGGTCGATTTCGTTGATAGTGTTCTGTGGAGAGATCAGGTCGTCTACTGCGCTATCCGGCCAAAACCGTCCAGGTACATAATGATAGCGGTAGTCAGTGGCGGTGTAATACCAAGCGACGGTGCCCTGGTTTTTTTGGACAGGGATGGGCATGCGATCGATGTCGAATATGACCTTATCTCCGACAACACCCACATACCTTCCATTGGGCAAAGCGCTGTTGGGCGAAAATTCAAACTCTTTAAACAGGACAAGGTCTTCGTCGTCTTCATGGAACTCCTGCATGTCCTCAACGCCGTTGCCCTTCCAGGGGCTTACGCTGGCCACCAGCTTGGCCAGCTTCTTCTCGTAGTTGATGATCGGCTCATCACGCTCGGCCTTGTTGACCTTGATCTTGAAGGTGTCCTCGACCCACTCCCTGTTCTTCAGGCTCTTGAACCCGATCCAACTCTTCAACATTATGTCGTCGCCCACTGCAGGACATGCAAAATTAAACGGGCTCCAATTAAAGCTGGCCACCTCTGACTTCGTCGTCGGCTCACCGGTCTTGTGATCGATGCCCCACTCGCTGTCGCCAACGATAGGGATCGTTCGAAGAAACCCGATGCCGGTCAAGATCATCCAGACCGCAGCCTTCTCGGTTTCGTCCTTGAAGGCCTCATCGTTCTCGGCGTCCATGTGCCGGAGTAGGTATTCGCCCATCTTGGCGGCATCCCTGTCCTCCTGCTCCATGGAGTTGGGCCAGAGCTTAATGCTGAAGTCTTTGTTCAGGATCAGCGCACGCATCGACCGGACATGATCCCTGATAATGTTGGCCACCGGCGTTGCTTCGTTCTTGGAGGGGGCCATGCGCCGGAAGGTGCCGGTGCTGATCACCCAATTGAGCCACTGCTCACCGATGTAATACAGGAGGTTTCTGAACCAAATCCTCTCCCGAATAATGATGCTGGGATCTTTGAGCTTTGAGAATGCTTGCTGGGAAAGGTTTATGATTTGGGCATTATCGAGTTTTTTCATCGGCTCCCTCTCCTGCGCTTACGCTTCGACGGTTTCCAGCCGTGGTCGACGGCGTTAAGCAGCCGCTGCTGAGCTTTGGCTTTTCGGAGAGTTGTACCTTTGGCGTGGACTGCGTTCGGTGTGCTGACTTTGTATTTCGAGCCCACCTCGGTGATAGTCGCTGGCATAGCTCCCCCTTCATTTTGCTACGCAACTCTAACCCGATCAATGGACTCATCGCCGGAAGCAATGAACTCCTCGGCGTCAATCCCCTCGGCTTGTAGCTTGTCAATCGCATCAGCGACGGTCACCGGAGATGCATGTCGTGTAAGCCGCTTGACGTTGGCGTACTCGATGGCGTCTCTGCTCATCAGCCGTGTGATAAGGTCTTGTTCTCGCTTATCAAAGGCCTCTCGCCGGTTCTGGCTGGTGCGGTCGAAGTGGATTTGCCTCCAGATGTAGAGGCCGATCATCACAAATAATACAATATCACTAACATTTATGTCAAACATAGTCACTCCTTTTCGAGCTGCCCTGGCTTGTTGACCTTGGCCTGGGCCTTGTAAGCGAACTCCATCTTTTGGGCTATATCCTTGTATTGCTGTATTTTGGCGATGACAGCCTTGCGCCACCGCCGGAAATAGAACACGGTGCCAACGATCCCGATGCCAAGCCCTGAGCAGAACAGGCCCAGGGCCAATAAAATCACGGTTGTCCATGACATGACCATGTCAAATCCTCCTTGCCTTCAAGTTATTCGTGAGCTGTAATCGAGCTGCCCTTTGTCAGATTTTGTTCTCGTCGAGCTTATGATCACCGCACCAATCCGTTGCAAACACAACAGGCCAGCCCTTTAACTTCGGCGCATGTCTCCTGCAGCGCCCAAGGGCATTGCCGCTGTCGGGCTCCGGTGGCTTGGGCGGCACCGGCCCTGGCATTATCGGCACTCCCAGCCGCTCTCCCCAGCCATCATCCGGCACCGGCGCACCCCCAGCGTCTTCCTGAGATGCTATCGGCATGATGTAAAGGTCTTTCGGCACAAAGTATCGGCATGTCGAGCAGCGCATCCGTATTACCCGATTATCCCAATTGTCATAAGGTCGATACGTTTCAGTTGCCATGGCTTCCCCTCCTTTCCTGGTTTAGCCCCAATAGGTTGATGTCGCCCAGCTCGATCACAGCTTCACCCCGTTCCTTCTTTCACATCCAAAAGATTACGGCCATAGCCCAGCTCACCAGGATTGGCCCTGCAATGAGCCCGTAGATAAACGGGCCGAACATCAGCTCAAGCACAAAACCACCCCCTTCCTGATTAATTGCCGTGCTGCTCCAGTGCCTTCTCCACCCTATTCTTGCGGATGTTGAGCAGACGCATTGCATCGGTGTTTCCAAAGCGCTCGATGGCCTGAATGATATACATATGCTGCGCTACCTCCGTAAAAGCCGCCAGGGATGCTCTTTCCAATAACATCTCCTCGACGATATTTGGAGCTGGTGGCGGTAGGGCTTTTGCCTCCTCCACTTCTGCCTCCAGCACCCGAACAGTGTCGAGATCACGCTGGTGTTCGTCCAAAAAGCGCAGCGCCTCGGTGACCTTCTTGATCACCTGGACATTCACCACACTTTGAATCTGCACAACGGTCACCCCATCTTTTTTCACGCTGTTGCTCAGCTCCAAGCCCATCTTCTGCGTGGCGGTGACATCACCACCATTCTTGCCCTCATCGGCCGTCAGAATATCATAGAGAATCCCTCGCAATGGGGCTAAGTCCATACTCATAGCTCCTCCCAGCCTTCCTCATCGTCCAGGTCAAAATTATCATCTCCTGCAGCCTCCTTCTCAATTCGTCGCTTCTCTTTCCATGCCGCCTGGGCCGCAGTATCCAGCTCTTTTTCCTTTTCCTGTCGCTCCATCGTCCTTACCTCCTCAGCCACTTTTACCGGATCCAGGCTTAGAGGCCTGAACATACACAGCAGCGCTGCCTCATCGTAGCAGTGATCCTCTAAGCGTGTGTCCACGTCTTCGGGCTTGTTGATGTCATGGGTGAGAGCCGGTATCGTTCGAATAAAAGCCTCGCAGGACTCATAGACGACCATCATCGGCATGCCCTCGATGCCGTCCTCTCCGACAGGGATCCTGAGGCGCTCATGGAACTGGCGCACCTTCAAGATCCGGCTCGGATCCCCTTTGTATAAATCATTTATACCACATCCGGCGAACACTTCGGCAGTTGATTTGCCTTGCCCCCCTCCTTCATAGTTGGGTTTCTTGCTCCAGCAGTCCGGTGAGAGGATGTGCATGACCTTGCCGGTGACGCCCTCCTCGGCCTCGATCCTCTTAATGTGGTCGGCCAGGATGGTGTCGGTCTCCCTGGTGCCGGTGTCGGGCTCCCCCCCAGGCATCTGGCCGTATTTTTCCCTGAACCGCCAGAAGCGCCCATCGGCGTCGATCCACCACCAGCCCATGCTATAGGGTTTGCCGAAGCCCCAATCCATCGTGAAATAGATCGGAGCGCCCATCGGGATCGGCCTGGGCTTGACAACATGATGCTGGGTCGAAAACAGGAACATCTGGCCAAGATAGATATTCCAATTGCCGTCCTTGTAGGCCGTCCTCCAGGGCTCCGGCAGATTGTTCAGCCGCACGATGTAGCCAGGGTCGACCTTGGTTAAGATCGGATTGTCCTCCAGAAGCCCAGGGAGATACTGGCGCACCATGGCCGGTGCATCGGGGAACTGCGGATCCCTGGGCGCACGTTTCAGCTCATAGGCAGGAGCGAAGTCAACCCACCTTTGCTTGACCCAGCTGTGGCCGACGTTGCCTGGATTGCTGGCCACATAGATGCCAGGGATTTTGTGCTTGAACTCCTGGGGGATATCGAGGGTGCATCTGACCCTGCCGTAGAGGTAGTCAAAGATGAATTGAGTGAAGGTCGTCAGCTCATCGATCAACAATATGTGGATCTCTGCGCCTTGATAAATGAACACATTTTGGTCGAATTGGCAGTGACAAAAATGGAACATCGAGCCGTTGTTGAACTCCCAGCGCTTCTCGGCCTTGTTGTAGTGGCAGCACTTGGTCGGGAATTCCATCCAGCTCTTGAGGATGTGTGTCTTTTCCAGTTCGGGGTAGGTTCGCCGGAACAGGTACACCTGGAGGTTGGGGATCCTCAGGCACCACTCGACCCCTTCCGCACGCAGCGCATGCGATTTGCCGGGGCCAGCAGCACCGCCGAACAAAATTTCGTTTGCCGGTGACCGGTGGAGCTGTTCCTGCTTTGGCTGCGGTTTGTAGGCGAGGTGGAGACTATTTCCCATTCTGGCCGTTCTTGATCACAGCGGCCATCCCAGCGGTTCTTTGCGCCATATCGTGCAGCTCGGCCAGTAGCTTGTACTCTGACTCAAACTGCCGCAGCAGCTCATCGGCACGTCTCACGCATCCGCATATATGGCTGACCAGGACATCGTCCAGGTCGGGATCGCCCTCGGTGTTCGTAAGTTTAGTTGTGACTAAACCTTCGCCACCGCATGCCGTGCAGCGCTGCCTATTGCGAAGTGCCTCATACAGATCGAGGGCCATTTGATCGATGACCCTGATAGTTGCTCCATCGTTATCGTATAGTGTGACGTTGAGCGGCCGAAGCAGCCCTTCATTTCCTGGTCGCATGCAGATCCTCTGTCAGTCAGTATCCTCAAAATGAGATCCGGTGTCCTCTCGAAATGTCCACTCTCGGTCGCATGCCACAACGACTTTTTTCTTTAAAGGCGTGTCCTCTTCCCACGTCTCGGCCACCCACCGCAAATAGCTGGAGGGGATAGCCCCAATCAATCGGCCCTTGTGTTTCCCCCAGGGCATCGGGAATCCAGCAGGATCGTCCATATCAAATCCCTGGCGGCAGCGGATCGGGCAGCGGCACGTTCGATATGATCGTAAATGAGCCGAAGCCGAAAGATGCCCCTTCCTTCTGATCCAGGTTCAGGGATTTGCGCTCGATATCGACAGCCTGAGACAGCGCCCTGCTGGCATTGTTGAGCGCCTGGGCTCTCTTGGTGACATCGGCCTGGATTGTCACCTTGTCACCATTTCGTGTCACCACCGTGACCGCCTCGTTACAATCGACCTCGGTGATGATCCGCATGGCCGCTTCTCTCAGTTTATCCGCATCTTTACGGTGCTTCTCGACCACCCCTGCAGCCACCTCTGCGGCCTCGTCGACGACATCCTGATCAGAACGCTCTATGCCGTCGCCTTTGTCGCCTTTTGCCCTCTCAATCAGCTTCCGGTCGACAGCGTTGCTGTAGTCCTCAGAAAGGTCACGCTGCCAGCCCTCAGCCTTCGATTTTCGGTAGATCACCTGATGGCTAATACTCAGGCCTGGGTGAGTCTTTTTGTAGTCCTCAGCGATCTGTCGGTAGCTGAACCCCATCCTGAACCGCTTTTTGATCCACTCCCATTTGGTCTTGAAACTCGACATAGCGCCTCCATAGGCTTGCGAGGAATTCGGATATGTACGTCACATGATCAAATTTTCCGATGAAATGTGAAACGAACCCCCTTTTGCCGTTGAACCAATGATCGCTATGGACAAATGGCGCAGGGTCTGTTCGCACCACAAAAAAAATAGCCTTTTCGTAGGAGCCTGAATTAGGCTCAGGGTCATCGACGATAACGAAATACAGGGGCACGCCCAATTTTAAAGCGATGTATTGGCATCCCTCTCGCTGGAGGCCTTCGTTGCGAGTACACCATGAGTCATAAACAGCTTTGGCGACAAGAGCCCTCTTTTGCTCTTCGGTTGGCTCCCTGCCCTCATGGCGCTTGCGCCAAGCATTAATGACAAACTCAGCGGCTTTGGCACCGAAGGTTCTGGACACCTCGACGATGCCCACCGGCAGATGATTGCGCCACTCGATCCAATCAATGTCGAAACAGTAAAGTTTTCTGATCCCACAAAGGGATTGAGGCCCGTAACGTCGATAGTTTGAATACTTTGGGTCGTGGTCATAGCCTTTGTCGGGTGCTATTTCCTTCATGTCATCACTCCTCCCCTTCCGGCAGATCATCCCTCCTCTGGCTGGCCTCAGGATCGAAGCCGTTCGGATATCGGCGCTTGAGCTTCTCGATGTTGCCCTCAAGCACGCTGCCAAAGGTGATCCCCAGCAGACTGCACATGGCGCTCAAGTACCAGCACAGGTCACCGATCTCCTCAGCGATCTTTTGCGTGTCGGCCTTGTGTCCATGGAAGATCACCTTCTTGAGGTAGTCGGTCAACTCACCGGCCTCGCCGGAGATGCCCATGGCACAGTTGAGGATCTTGATCTCAAATTCCTTGAGGTTGTACGGCCCGAAATTCATGGTGCGCTCACTTTGCACCTGATAGCCGGTGGCGGTTATCGCCGCATATTTACTCGGCATCTGTTCTCCATTCAGCTTATATCCCAGCATCTGCCCTCCTTCAGTTAAAGATCCAGTTCTCGCAATCAGGGCAAACGCTATCATCGCCATCCGTCTCGGCACCACAAACATCGCAGAACCCTGGCGGCACCGTCATGTCGTAACCAGCCGCCTCTACAAGCTCAAGGGCGTTCGCCAGCTCAATCAGGTTGATCGTCCTCCTGGGCCGCTGCTGCGGCCGCTTGCTCTCCCACCAATCGAACGGTCTCGGAAATTCGATGATTGTCGCCATGTCTCCTCCTTTTTTGTGGAATTTCCACAAATCTTGTGGAGTGGGGTTCCATCCCTTGTCTTTATTGCACTGTTCGCTCCCGTTCAGAGTATCCTCCAACTCCTTCAGGGGTCAGTCACCCCACAAACCATCTCTCAAGTGCATAGATAGATAATCAACTCGATGTTAAAAAAGTTTAAACATTGTTAAAAAACGGGTAACAATCGCTATTATCAACCTCTCAAGCATAGATAGATAATCAACGCTATCAGCGCCCATATCGGTATGGATAC